AAACTATTGAGTTAATTGGTGAGTTAACCGCACCACAAAAACCATATTACAGAGCACTAGAAGAAGCACTAAATCATCGCAATACGCTTGAGAATATGACGGCTTCTCTTGAAACCCGTATGCTTGAAAGTAGTCCGTTTAGTGAACAGATTACGGAACTTGCCACTGAATTGGGTGATAGAGAGTGGATTTCTGAAAGCCAACTTGGTTCGTTGCACTATGATACCATTGAAGATGCGTTAAACCATCGTAGTAGTCTTGAACAATTAGCCACTGCGCTGGTTGATAAACAAGCCGAAGCCGATCCATATGCTGAACAAATTACTGAGATGGAACAAAATGCGCTTCAAGAAATTACTTGGGATACTATCAATGACCTTACCGCCATGCAAGAGCACCAAGAGTTTCTATTAAAAATGCTGACAAGCAAGGATAGTTTTGTTCGCAAGAAGATTATTGATCAAAACCTTGCTTATCTTAACAGTCGTCTTGGGGCATACTTAAGTGCTATTGGATTGCCACATGAAGTACGATTCCAAAACGATCTTAGCGTAGAGATTACTGAACTTGGTCGTGATCTTGACTTCGACAATCTGTCACGTGGCGAACGCAATCGTCTTATTCTTTCGTTAAGTTGGGCATTCCGTGATGTGTGGGAAAACCTATATCAACATATTAATCTGCTTTTTATTGACGAGTTGATTGATAGTGGCATGGATACAAGCGGCGTTGAAAATGCACTTGGCATCCTTAAACGTATGGGTCGTGAACGTAACAAGAGCATTTTCCTTGTATCACACAAGGACGAACTAAGTAGCCGTGTAAATAATATTCTTACCGTAACAAAAGAAAATGGTTTTACAAGTTATGGCAGTGATGTGGAAACGGTTTAATGATATTTAATATCAACAATGTTAAAGTTTTACACCTAGAACCCACTACACATTGCAACGCAGCTTGTCCACAATGTGCACGATATACTGCTGACGGCATAACCCTAAATCCCGATATCAGCTATATGGACCTAAAGTTAACAACAATAAAAGAAAAACTTAGTATTGATTTTGTAAAACAATTAGATAAAATGTTTATGTGTGGTGTATATGGTGAACCTGCAGCAAATGTTAATTCAATTAAAATATATGATTGGTTTCGTGATTTAAATCCACAAATCACACTAGGTATGAATACTAATGGTAGTTTAAGAAATACACAATGGTGGACAGAACTTGGTCAACGTTTAAACCGTGAACTTGATTATTGTGTATTCAGTATTGATGGTTTGGCTGATACAAATCACATCTATCGTCGTAAAACAGATTTTAATAAAATAATGGATAATGTTTCTGCATTTATTGCAGCAGGTGGTCGTGCACATTGGGACATGCTTGTATTCAAACACAATGAACATCAAGTAGAAGAATGCAAAGCATTGGCAAAAGAGTTAGGGTTTGTAGCTTTTAGAGCAAAAGTTAGTAAAAGATTTATTAATCGTCCAATTACAGGGTTAGAATCACCAGAAATATATCAACCAGATATTCAATACGGTGAGGTTGTTTGTCACGCAATGTCGGAAAATAGTATATTCATGAATTACCTTGGTGAATTAAAACCTTGTTGTTTTCTAGGCACTGAGAAATATTTAATTAGTGATTTTAATAACATATTAAGTAATTGGACGCAAACATGCATAAAAACATGTACGGTAACCAATGACAAAAGTAATTTTGGAAAACAGTGGTACGCTGAAATTTATTTTAAGTAGTATAATGTTAAACCGTGGTTTATGGATAATAAAGAAATTATTGAGAAATTAAATGACAAGTTCAAGTAAAAATAAAGGCAATAGCTGGGAACGTGCAGTTGCCAAAGACCTAACAAACCTATATGGTGAAACGTTTATTCGTGCACCAGGTAGCGGGGCATATGTAGGCGGAACCAATACAAAACGCAAAGAATTTCTCCATGAGGGGCAAATTCGTTCGTTTAAGGGTGATATCATACCTGGTCAAAGTTTTCCAAAATTTAATGCAGAATGCAAAAGTTATGGCGATTTTCCCTTCCATCAACTGTTTAGTGGCGAATGCAAACAGTTAAATGTGTGGTTAGATCAATTGTTGGATGCTAGCGATGAGGGTGATTTTAACATTCTTATTATGAAATTTAATCGTAAAGGCAAGTTTGTTGCCATAGAGTTTGATCAATACTATGAGCATCCGCTATTTGTAGAAAATCATATGCTTTATACATACAAAGAACGTCGTTGGGCAATTATGGATTATGATCGTTTTTGGGCATTGAATAAAGATTTTGTGAGTATTGCCTGTGAATAATAAATAAATTTGAAGCAAGGCCATAGACCTCGGAATCCGTACTGACGCCAAGGGTATAACCCTTTTACTATCGTGAACGCATAGAACGCCAGCCGTAGCAGTTTTCCCACACTGCGAGCTTCTTTATCATAAAAATTGACTATTTTAATAGTATTTGTTAATATATGCTAAAGGAGAAATTATGCTTAACAAAACAATTATTACTTTATTTGCCGCAGTTGCACTCGTTACTGCCGCTCATGCAGAAACTACTGTTCGTGTAAATCGCATGTTAAAATATGCGAGCACTGAACCACTACTATACAAGGTTGCTGAATTGCTACCAGAATATGCTAAAAAAGAAGGCATTAACGACGTTAAGGTAGAATTTGTAGATATTCTTGAATCTACAAAAGCAAACGAAGCTATGTTACTTGGTCAAATTGATATCATTTTTGGTGGCATCAATGGATTTGGTATCCTATTTGACAAAGACCCATCTAAGGTTAAGATGCTAGCAAGCGGCGAAGAGTTTGATTTGCAACTTGTATGCACCAATCCAAAAATTAAAACACTAGACGATATCAAACCAACCACTAAGATTGCCATGAAAGGCTTGAATAGTGGTGAACAAATGCAGTTGCGTCAGTATACTGCTGCCAAGTATGGCGATAAAGAGTTTGATAAATTTGCCGCCAATATTATTGTAATGCCTCGTGATCAGGCAGTTGCACAGATGTTAAAGCAAAATCCAGAGATTGATTGTGGTATTGTTGGTTCTCCATGGCAAAACATTGCTGTTGCCAAGGGCGCACATATCGTAGCACAAAGCGATTATAAGAAAACCGTTGGCACCATTAATTTGATGTATAGCACAACAAAATGGTTAGATGCTAATCCTAAACTTGCACGTGCTTGGGTAGCAGCAGAGAAAGCAGCAATTGCAGACTTTGAGCATGATCCTCGTCCTATGCTTATCAAGTATATGACAAAAGATGAAGTAGTTGACCCAACTTTAAATGATTTGGTTGACCAAAAGAAAGCAAATCACGATGTTTATCAATATAAAACTGGTGATGCTATCAAATACCTAGAGTTCATGTATCGTGTTGGTATCTTGAACGGTGCTGGCAAAGATAAGAAGCACAGTGACATAGTTTGGGATGAAAAGTTAGTCAAGTGATTAACCTAAGTAACCATACAGTTACAATAGGTGATACTATTCCACTGTTTGCACCGATAGATTTGTCGGTGCAAACAGGGGAAATTGCTGTTATTATGGGTGCAAGTGGAGTAGGTAAAACTAGTTTGCTTGCATCAGTTGCCACCCAAAGTGGTATTATCTTTACAAATCAATTTCGTGTTTTTCAAGAAAGTCATCAATTATTTCCATGGATGAGCGTGAGAAAAAATTTAGAATTAGTATGCCAAAAACCATTTATAGATTTAGCAAAGCGTTGGAATTTAGAGCCGTATCTAGATCATACTCCATCAAAGTTAAGTGGCGGACAGCGCCAACGATTCACGTTAATTCGTGGTTTATGTAGTGGATTGCGAACATTACTGTGCGATGAACCACTTAGTGCGTTAGATGGATTAACAGGCGCAACCGTTGCAAAAGATTTCCGTGAGATTGTTCACGAAGAGAACTTAACTGTTCTATGGGTTACACATAATGTAACAGAAGCAAGAATTGTTGGCGATAGTATATATTTGCTCAGCAAAAACGGTCTTAAAGATATAACCCGTGAGGATGATTTAATTGTTTCAATCCTTACGCTATAACATTCTATCATTAATTCTGTTGCTTATTGGATGGCATATACTTTATTTGACGGTTCAAGAACCACTTATATTTCCTGATAGCACAAGTATTATCGCTGCATTATACAATATGGTTCAGACAGCAAAGTTTTGGAATAGTTTTTTATTAACGATGAAAACACTGATTATCAGTTATGTTATAGGATTATCATTGACGATAGCTATCATATTAGTATGTTTTAGATACCAACCTATACGAGAATTATTTGAAAAATATTGTTCTTACTTTAATCCACTGCCCAGTTTTGTGTTAGTTCCATTCATGAGTTTGTTTATGGGGTTAGGTGCTAGCTTGGTTTACAGCATAATCATATGGAATATTGTATGGATAAGTGGCTTACAGATGCTACGAGCAATAGAAGCGGTTCATCAACAATGGCATAAACATGTTGTCAACTTGCAATGGGGAATAGGTAAAGCACTGTATCATGTGTATATTCCAGCAGCTATCAGTAATATTATTGGTATTGCTAGCATAAGTTGGGCAAACAGTTGGCGAATATTGATCAGTTTAGAAGTAGTATTTGGCAGCATTGGCGGTTATTTTGGGCTAGGTTCGTATATTATTGATGTTAAAAGTAAATTGGATATTGACCAAATGTATGCTATTCTATTTGTAATTGCGCTAACAGGCGTTATAATCAATAGCGCATTGAATAATTTAAGTAGGAAATTTCAATGATGATGTACAAACTTTTATACAAATTGCCAAATGTTCCTGATGAGTTTATCAATGCTGCTTGGAAATACTGTGGCATGAACAACGATGGTGAAATAGTAAACAACTTTGAAACTACCTTGCGTGGTCATGGTAGAGAATTATACAAAGATGGTGTGTTGATAGGAAAAAGCAGCGCCAATCTTAGAAAAAAATTCAGTGATTCTTTTGAACAATGGGCTAGAGAAAATATTACACCAAATTTTAATGATTATGGTATAAATTTTACCGAATCTGGCATGAATTATAGTGGCCCACATTATGATATCAGTCGTAATTATACGCTAATTTACTTGTTAAAAAACGGTGGTCCAGATGCTGTCACTAGATTTTATAAATTAAAAGACCCAAGTTATAAAAATAAAGATAACAATAATCACTATGACGATTACAACAAACTTGAATTAATTGATGAAATTAAAATTCCTTTGTATACATGGTGTATAATTGATAGTAAAGTTATCCATAGTGTAGATAATATAAGTGAAGGCAGAATTGGCATTCAAATTAGTTTAATGGAAAATTTATGGAATGAATAAATTTCCAATTACATTTGGCACAGAAAGTTATTATACAATTGATAATCAAAAAATTTATAGTAAAATTAAAGCTATAGAATTAGCTAATGGGGATATGTCACGCATTGAATTTAATTGGATGCCTGATACATGGAATGCGATTGATTGGACAAAAGAACCGCTGTTATCATGGGATGAACTCGTGCGTATTCGTTGTCAACAAATTCGTGACAAGCATAAGCATATTGCGTTATGGTATAGCGGCGGATATGATAGTCAAACTATATTAGATGCTTTTATAAAAAACAATATATTATTAGATGAGATTTTAATATATGACCGCAGAGATTTTTTTAGTGATCCAGAGGCAGCGGTATCTATTACTAATGCAAATCTAGTAAAATTACAGCATTATCCTAATCTAAGAATCAATGTTATTCGTGTTAAACCAGATAATTTAGTAAATTTATATAAAAAATTAGGCACGGATTGGATTTATCATCCAGGTTGTAGTTTGAAACTTGGAAAAACTTCTCGTTATTTTAGCACCAATGTTAATGGTGAATTTTTAAAAAATATTGACTTATCAGATCGTGCTGATATAATGGGTGTTGATAAAGCAAAAGTTTTATTACGTGATAACAAATGGTATGGATTTTGTCCTGATGGTTCCGTTGTTGATTTTATTGGAAGCAAACAAGAAAATTTTTATATAAGTTCTGAACTACCAGAATTACATATAAAACAATGTTATATGACCATTCGTTGGTTTGAATCGTTAAATGAATTAAATGAAGATTTAGTACACGATGTTCAAGGACGCAATAGAACACTAGGTGGACCGCATGAAAAGTATTATCAAGCATGGAATATTGGCATGGGGAGAAGTTATTTGTACCATGGTCACGAAGTAAGCAAACATGGAGCGGCAAAACTGTTTCATATTAGCAACAGTGAGTTATCACCTGATGCCGCATCGTACTACAAACATATAAAAAATAATGACAAACAAGTTTATAGCATATATACTAGAGGCTTACTACAGGCAAGACAATTTGATACAGGCACATCCGGCTCATTGGCAGATAGAACCCTTATAAGCAAACAATACTATATAAAAGATCAGGCACATTTGGCTTAATTGGCTCACGGCAACATAGTCCCCAAATAAGAATACAACTGATGGTTTGCAGCACTCCGACATTGCTGTCATGGGACACCGTATGGCCAACGTTAGGCTAAATGATTGCGGCTCTGAGAAAAAGCAACCGCAGCAGTACTATGTTCGCTAACAAGGGCATAGACCACTGATCCGCTGGAATAATCTACTAGACTAAGGGAGTACAGGCTAGCCGCTCCGCTCAATAACATGAGTTCTTTTTGTTAGTATCGTCCTGAAAAACTCATATGAAGCATTTCTGGTGATATAGGTTCCAGAAATGGAATCTATATACAAACCCTCAAATCTATATGAAACATTAAAGATTAATTATAAAAAAAAATTAAAGAGCGAAGCGAAAGGTGAACGAGCGATAGCGAGTGAACTGATAGGCGAAGCCTATCATAAACCTTAGAAGTAATTAAGACCTGTCTTCTTAGTAGTTTCCATGTGATCTTCAATAATCTTAGCAATAAGGTTTCTTTCACTAATACTCATATTCATGGCTTCATCATATGTTACTCCACCACGCATATGCCAACACATTTGAAGAATATTAGATTTTATCTTTTTTACATCACCTTCATATTGATCCACTAACGCCATGACCTCATCATGGGTGAGATTTACGATAGTGGATCGAAAAAATTTGCGTAATCAAAAGTTATTGCAATATTATATTGGTTTTCACACGATTCACAAACAACTTGTGCAGGTTGAAGTTTTGCTTGATTTCCATATTCAGCAAGTTTATTTTGAACGATTTTGATAACCTTATTATTAGAATTTATATAAAATTCATTAATATGATTGCGATCTATTACAACGGTTCCATCTTCCATAGTAATACTTTCGGTGCAATTACTTAATAACGTGACACTAGCATCAATGATATTTTGTAGGTGTATGTTAAAGGTTGCTTTGCGTGTTTCACTGTCAAGTGAATCATCTGCAATTGCTTGCATTAATTTTTGTTCTTCAAATTCAACAATATTAACTTTATTACTTTGTAAATAATTTTGTGGTTTAAACTTAAAAGTCAATCCATCTATTTCTAATGAATCATTATAATTTGGACTTCTCATTCTCATTAATACAGGACCAAGACTAAGTTGATGTCTACTATCTGTGCCACACTTAGGACATTTGCTTTCTAAATCCATATTATCGCCATATGTTGCAATGCGGATCGCAACCAAAATTGCATCAACATCACAAGTTGGTGTTGCCCATCCATTAGTAATTGCTGGTACACAACTTTCTATAACGCTTACTACGCCTTGTCCATTCATAAGTGCATCAGGTGTTCTTAACATAATTTCGTCTTTGGCAGTCATTGGCATAACACCAACTTCACCATTTACTGGTAAATTTAAACTATTTGGTGACCAATACTTTCCACCACTTGGTAATTTTAAGAAAATTGCAGGTTGACGAAAGTGACGATGCAGAGGATTGATTGTGCTCATTTTTTAAATCCATAAATAATTGATACTAGTTATATAGTACTATTATTTAGAGAAGCAAAAAATGTCTGAAGTTAGTGATAAAGAATTACAAGATTTATATGAGGCTGCTTTTAAGGTGGCAAATCAATTTAATGTTTTTGAAAAATCCTTATTACAATTAGAAAACAGCGTTAAAGCAGGCAAGAAAACATTTGATTTGGATAAATCGCAGAGTGTTATTCGAAGCAGAGTTCAAAAAGGTGTAACTGAAGAACTAAACCGTTATATGAATGCGGTTAAAGAAGGAAATGCAGATTTCAGTGAAGTTAGTGCAGCCTTGCAAAATCTTAGAGAACAAGCATTGGCGGCTGCAGCAGGCGATGAAAAACTACAAGAAATTATTAAACGTGATTTTGCTCAAAAAGAAAACTTATTAAAATTTCAATCAGTATACTCACAGACACTTGGAAAAGCAGTAGGAGTTGCTAGCACTGTTGTTGGTGGATTAGTTGCATCCTATCAAAATAGCACAAGTGGATTAGAGGCAGCATTAAACAATGCCAAAGTAGGTTTAGATTTATTAGTATTGGGTGCTAAAGGCGTTGCTGGTCTATTCAAAGGCATACCAGTAGTTGGTGAAGGTATAAAGGCAGCGGCTGATGCTGTCAGCGAATCTGCACAAAAACTTATGCCAATTCTCAATGCAGAAGTTAAAAAAGTAGCAGATGCATTTAAAAACGCAAGTAATGCTGGTTTGCTTTTTTCTGATGGCATAAGTGGATTAAAAAATGCCGCAATTTCAGCAGGTTTGCCTATGGGTGTATTTGCAGATGCTATTAAGCAAAATAGCGAAGCAGTATCTATATTTGGCGGCAATGTTACTGCTGGTGCTAAGAGAATAGGTCAAGTAACTAAACTTATAGATACTGATTCACTGCAGAAACTTGGTTATAATTTAGAAGAAATACCAGGTTTAATTGCACAAACTGGTGCTCGTTTACGTCGTAGTGGTGTAACAGGTGATGCAGAAGTTGCAAGAGCAACTATGGACTATGCAAAGAATTTACGTGTAATTGCAGATTTAACTGGTAAAGATGCCAAAACTCTTATGGATAAGCAAGATGTTGCAGAACAAGACCTTGCATATCAGCAATATTTGGCAGATAAAAGTCCAGAAGAAGCAAATGCTATCCGTCAACAAATGATGGCACTGCCTGAATCTGTTCAGGCAATGGCTAGAGAAATGATGGTCAGTGGTGGAAATCTTACCAGTGATGTTACTAATCTTACCGCACAACAAGTTCCTGCTTATAAAGCAATGGCAGACGCAGCATATGCTGCTGCAAATAGTGGAACTGCTAGCGGTCAAATGGGATTAAAGATTCTTCAAGACAATGCTGCTGCTGCAGAAGCACAAACAAAAAGCATTAAAGACTTTGCTCTTGCTGCAAGTGTTCTTGGTGGTGATATTAAAACTGTAACTGATGGTATTGCAGCGGATCGTGCACTGCTATTGCGAGCATTAGACCCAACGAAAGTTGAAGAGATGATGCGTAATGTTGAAAATGCTGGCAAAACAAAAGACCCAGATACAGTAAAGTTAGCCGAACTAGAACGCATTGGTATGGCAAATCAAGTTAGAATGCAAGATGCAGTTGTAAATTCACTTGGTGATTATATGGCTGTATTGTTACAATTAAACAAAGTTACTGAACTTGCAGTGAAAGGATTCTCTGCTACCGTAAAAACAGTTATGGGAACTGGTGAGCAATTTACTGATTTACAAAAAAATATAGCCAAAGCAGCAGCAAGCGGAGAAAATTTATCAACTGAAAAAACAGGAATACTTAGTTCAATTGGACTTGGCACAAGTGAACAACAACGTGCTGCCAATGAACTTGCTAGAATGACGACCGAACAAGTTTCTGATCTTGCAAAATTAAACAACACAACCGTTGAAGCAATTGCCAAAACTGCTGGATTTGCTAGTAGTCAAAAATTAGATGAGGCGAGAACTCAACAACAAGAACAAGATATTGCAACAATGAATGCTTCGTTCGGAGTAGGCAATGCCGAGGGAGGCATTTTAAGTGGACCAACTACTGGTTATCTTACAAAACTTCATGGCACAGAGGCAGTTCTGCCGTCTAATTTAACTGAAATGTTATTAGATGTGGCAAGCAAACCTGCTACTACACAAGCAGATACAGTAGCAATGCTTGAAACATTTACAAATAGAGCAAATAGTGGCAGTAGTAATAACGATTCTCTTCTTGAAATGCTAATTGGCAAAGTAGATGAATTGATATCAGCAACTAAAATTGTTGCAGACCATACAGAACTCACTGCGCAAAGAATTGCGTAATAAATAATAGTGTAGGCCACGGACTGCAATCCTGCCTACTCTATCGCTTATTGGAGCAACAGCAATGATATTTACTAAAGAAAATCCACCAAGTGGATATTATGTATATGCGTATATTCGCAGTAAAGATACTAACACATCTAACGCAGGAACACCATATTATATTGGTAAAGGTAAAAATAAACGTGCTTGGGCTGAAAATCACAATGTTCCCGTTCCTACTGATTTGACAAAAATTATAATTTTAGAGCAAAATTTAACTGAAATTGGTGCATTGGCAATTGAAAGAAGGTTGATTGCATGGTTTGGTCGTCAAGATATCAATACTGGTATATTAAGAAATAGAACAGATGGTGGTGATAGAGGCTATGGATTTGTTCATTCTGATGAATCTAAATTAAAAATGAGTGTTGCACAACAAGGAAGAGTTAAATCACCCGAAACTCGTGCAAAAATGAGTAAACCAAAATCTGCAGAAACAAGAGAAAAAATTAGAAAAGCAAATATAGGAATAAAAAGATCACAGTATGTTACTGAAGAAACACGTAAAAAATTGCGTGAATCTATAACATTATCATGGATAAAAAGAAAATTAAAAAATACAAATCAACAATAAACAAATAAGTAAGTTATGCAAAGGATTAAAGTATGGCTTGGCGTAAACATTGGCGTATAGTAAGTGATGGGGCATATAGCCCAGTCAATGGCAGCGTAACCGATTATAGCAGTTACAATTATCTTGGTTCACAAGCAAACGCAGCATATCGTAACTATCAAAGTATGTTGCCTGATGTTTATAGTGGGCATCCTAATCGTATTGACCGTTATACTCAGTATGAGAATATGGATTTAGATAGTGAAGCCAATAGTGCAATGGATATTCTAAGTGAATTCTGCACACAGCCTGATCCTGACACAAAAACATCTTTTCAGATTCATTTTAATGAAGAAGCAACTCAAAATGAAATAATGATTCTAAAAGAACAGTTAAAATCTTGGTATAAATTAAACGACTTTGAACAACGTATGTTCAAAATTTTTCGTAATACTCTCAAATATGGTGACCAAGTATTCGTTCGTGATCCAGAAACTTATAAGTGGTTCTGGACTGAAATGAATCGTGTCTCCAAAGTTATTGTCAACGAAAGTAAAGGCAAAGAGCCTGAGATCTATTATATTCGTGATTTGAATCCTAACTTACAGAATAATACTATCACTCGCCCACCTGGTCCAAATGACTCTTATGCATTTGCTCCTTATATGGGCGGCAGTCGTTCTTATACTGCGGGTGGTGAAGTATTCTCGCCAAATACACGTTTTGGTGCTGGCAACAATGAGTTTCCAGTAGGAGCAGAACATATCATTCATTTGAGTTTGACAGAAGGTTTAGATGTTAACTGGCCGTTTGGCGTTAGTTTGTTTGAAGCAATCTTTAAAGTATTCAAACAAAAAGAACTATTAGAAGACGCTATTCTAATCTATCGTATCTCTCGTGCTCCTGAACGCCGTATGTTCAAAATTGATGTTGGTAATATGCCAGCACATCTTGCAATGCAATTTGTTGAACGTGTTAAGAATGAAATCAATCAACGTCGTATCCCAACACAAAGCGGCGGTGGAGCAAACTTAATGGATGCAAGCTATAATCCAATGAGTATGAATGAAGATTTCTTCTTTCCACAAACTGCAGAAGGTCGTGGTTCATCAGTAGAAGTGTTGCCAGGTGGTCAAAATCTTGGTGAAATTGACGATCTACGCTTCTTTACTAACAAAATGTTCCGTGCACTACGTATCCCAAGCAGTTATCTTCCAACAGGTCCAGAAGACAGTGACCGTGCATTTACAGATGGTAAAGTAACAACTGCTCTTATTCAAGAATATCGTTTCAACGAATACTGCAAGCGATTACAGCGTTATATTGCGCCAAAGTTTGATACCGAATTCAAACTATTCTTAAAATGGCGTGGATTTAATCTTGATAATAGCCTATTTGAACTTCGTTTCAGTGAACCACAAAACTTTGCTGCTTATCGTGAATTAGAATTAAACACAAGCCGCATTGGTTCATTTACACAAATTGTTCAAACTGAATTCTTATCAAAGCGTTTTATGATGAAGAAATATCTTGGTCTTACTGAAATGGAAATGGCAGAAAATGACAAGATGTGGCACGAAGAACGTGGCAGCGATGAACCAGCTACACAGATTCAAGGCGCAGACCTACGCACAGTTGGCGTAACGCCTGGTGCTATTAATACTGATCTTGATACGGTTAGTGATATTGAAGCAGCACAAGGCGCACCTGGTAATTTAGGTGGCGGCGGTCCTCCTCCAGAAGCAGGCGGTGAAATTGGAGCAGGCGGTATTCCAAGTCCAACAGGTGGTGCTGGTGGTGCTCAGGGTGGTGCTACAGCGGGCGCAGCCCTTGGTGGCGCATAATCACTAAATAAATTATCGGAGTGCCACATGTTACTGGTAGAAATGTTTAATGATCACAACGGAGATTTTCAAGATTTGTCACGAGACAATAGCGTGGCAAAAGTTGAAGACTTGCGTAAAACAAAACTTACATTGGCACAAATTAATCAATTGCGTAAGATGAATGATCAGCGAACTGTAGAATATTTTGAAAATATTAAAAAGGTTCGTCAGCAATATGGTGCCACCGCAGCACCTCAACCAGGTCTATAATTCACAAATACGTCAAAATTAACCTATTTGAGAAGGTATTTAATTCTACATATTAAATATAAACATAGGACAAAATCCCACAGGAGTTTTACATATGCGTAATAGTTACGAACAACTTATTGAATACATCATCAATGACGATGTAGAAAAGGCTAAAGAACTATTCCACAACATTGTTGTCGGAAAGAGCCGTGATCTTTACAACGAAATCGTTGCAGAAGAAATGGAAGAAGAAGTCGAAGAAAATTTTGATTATGATATGGACGAAGCTGACGATGACATGAATGGCATGAGCATGGACCAGACTGATGATATGATGCACGACATTGAAGCAGATCACGATGGTATGGACCACGAAGGTAGCGACGACATGGACATGGATATGGACACCGATGGTGATATGGATATGGGTCATGAAGAAGGCGAAGGTGGCATGGAAGACCGTGTTATGGACCTTGAAGATGCTCTTGACGAACTTAAAGCTGAGTTTGAAAAGCTAATGGCTGACGAAGCTGGTGAAGAAGCGCATAATGATGGTAAAAATGATCCAGATTTTGCAGAAGAAGGCGTTGTACGTGAATACGTAGAAAAGATTGGCGATGCTTACAAGGGTGAGTTTGGTGGAAATCCACGTGGCGCACCAGTAGGTGCTGGCACTGGTGAGTTTATCAAGACTGGTGAAACAAATCCAAAGAGCGTTGTTGCTGGCAAGAACGACATGGGTGGTACTGCAAAGAACCTAAACCAAGGTCAAAAGAATGAAGACCCAGATGGCAAGGCTTATCGTGGTCCAAAGAACGAATACAGCAAGGGTGAAGGCAAATTACCAGGTAGTGGTCAGTTCCTAAATGCACCAGGCGGTGACGCTGGTAAGAAAGGTTTCTCAAATGCTAAGAAGCCACAAAGTGCAGAAGGCAAGTTCGCAACTGGCGGTGGACCAAACGTAAACAAGAAGCCAACAACCGCTCGCTAATAAGGAAAGACAATGAGTAATTTGCTTGTAGAGCATCTCAGTTACGATCAGGCTATGATGGAAATGACCCATTCAGATGAAGGTAAAAACCTTTATCTGAAAGGCATATGCATCCAAGGTGGCGTTAAGAACGCTAACCAACGTGTGTATCCAATTAGCGAAATTAATCGTGCAATTGAAACACTTAACAAGCAAGTTAAGACAGGTTATAGTGTGTTGGGTGAAGTAGATCACCCAACTAACCTACGCATCAATCTTGACCGTGTAAGTCATATGATTACAGAAATGTGGTTAGATGGACCAAACGGTTATGGAAAGATGAAGATTTTGCCTACACCAATGGGCAATTTAGTTCGCACCATGTTAGAAAGTGGTGTTAAACTAGGAGTAAGCAGTCGTGGAAGTGGTAATGTAAACGAAAACGACGGCGCAGTCAGCGATTTTGATATCGTTACTGTTGATATAGTAGCACAACCCAGTGCACCTAATGCCTACCCAACTGCAGTCTATGAAGGGCTGATGAACATGAATGGTGGTCAACGTATACTGGATATGGCTAAAGATTTAAATCAAGATCAACGAGTTCAGAAATTCTTACAGGAATCAGTCCGTAAGTTTATTGCTGAATTGAAAATATAAGTTCAGGAGAAATTAATGTTCGAAGCTCTAAAACCATTACTAGAAAGCGGACTTCTGAACGAAGACACTCGTAAGACTCTAGAAGAAGCATGGAATGCTAAACTAGACGAAGCACGCAGTGAAATTCGTGCAGAGATTCGTGATGAAATGGCAGGTCGTTATTCACATGACCGTGCTGTTATGGTTGAGGCTCTGGACAAGATGGTTAGCGAATCACTAACTGCAGAAGTTCGCAAGATTGCTGCAGAACGTGAATTAGTTAGCGAAGATCGTGTAAAATTCACACAACAAATGATGAACAAGGCTAAGAATTTTGATTCTTACTTGAGTGAGTCACTTGCTGGTGAAGTTCGTGAACTTCGCAGTGACCGTGCTAATATGCAAAAGGCTATTTCAAAGTTAGAAGCATTTGTTGCTGAAAACCTACAAAATGAAATTGCAGAATTTGCACAAGACAAGGCAGACCTTGCTCGCACTAAGGTAGCAGTTGTTACCGAAGGACGCAAGAAGTTAGAAGCACTTCGTGATTCATTCGTGAAGAAGGCAAGTGCACTTGTAGAAAACACAGTTACTACACATCTACGTACAGAATTAACCCAACTCAAAACCGATATTCAGGAAGCCAAGGAAAATAACTTCGGTCGTAAGATTTTCGAAGCCTTTGCAACTGAGTTTGGCGCAAGCTATCTTAACGAACGTGCTGATATTAACAAGTTAACTAAGAAGATGAATGAAATGATGAATCAACTTAGTGAAGCCCGTGAACAATCAGAACGTGCAATGACTGAAGTTAAGAAGAAAAATGATGAAATACGCCGCATCAACGAAAGTATCGAAAGAAAAGGCAAAATCAACGATTTGCTTGGTCCGCTAAGCAAAGACAAAGCCGCTGTGATGTCAACACTGCTGGAATCAGTCCCAACAGACAAACTCGACGCAGCATTTAAGAAGTATCTCAATCCTGTTATGGAAGGCACTGCACCAACTCCTGTTAAAAAGGAAATGATTGCAGAGACTCGCACAGAAGTAACTGGTGATCGTACTGTTAAATCAGAACAGAATCAGAGCAACATTATTGAAATGAAGCGTCTGGCTGGACTAATAAGAAACTAAAAAATTAATTGGAGAAGACCCTATGACACAAGAACTAATTGAAGGACGTTGGGACGAAACCAAATCAGCCCTATTGGAAGGCTTAAGCGGTAATCGTCGTACTACAATGTCAATGGTATTGGAAAATACCAAGCGTTATCTCGCAGAAAATGCAACAAGTGGTGCAACTGCAAGTGGTAACGTTGCTACTCTAAACCGTGTGATTCTACCTGTAATCCGTCGTGTTATGCCAACTGTTATTGCCAACGAAATCGTTGGTGTACAGCCAATGACTGGACCTGTTGCACAGATTCATACTCTACGTGTTCGTTACGCAGACTCACTAACTAGCACTGCTAGTGGTCAGTTTGGTACTGACGTTAATGTCGGTGACGAAGCACTAAGCCCATTCAAGATCGCATCTGGTTATTCAGGCGCACCAACTGGCGTTAACAGCGCAGACGGTCGTGCTGGTTACACTGCTGCTCTTGAAGGCGCACCAGGTCGTCGTTTGAACGTTCAGATTCTAAAGCAACCTGTTGAAGCTAAGACTCGTAAGCTATCAGCACGTTGGACTTTTGAAGCTGCTCAAGACGCTCAAGCAATGCACGGTCTTGATATCGAAGCTGAAATTATGGCAGCTTTGGCACAAGAAATCACTGCTGAAATTGATCAAGAAATTCTATACAGCCTACGTTCACTAGCTGCACAAGAATTTACTTTCAACCAAGCAACTGTAAGTGGTACTGCAACATTCGTTGGTGACGAACACGCTGCTCTAGCAGTTCTAATCAACCGTGCTGCTAACCTAATTGCACAACGTACTCGTCGTGGCGCAGGTAACTGGGCTGTTGTTTCAAGTGCTGCATTGACTGTTCTTCAGTCTGCAACTACTTCAGCATTTGCACGCACTACTGAAGGTGCATTTGAGGCTCCAACAAACACTAAGTTCGTTGGTACTCTAAACGGCGCAATGCGTATCTATGTAGATAGCTATGCAGATGACACTATCCCTGTTCTAGTTGGTTATAAGGGTACAAGCGAAGCAGATGCTGCTGCGTTCTATTGCCCATACATCCCACTAATGTCAAGTGGTGTTATCCTTGATCCATCAACATTCGAACCAGTTGTTGGCTTCATGACTCGTTATGGTTACATTGAATTGACTAACGTAGCATCCAGCTTCGGTAACGCTGCTGACTACCTAAGTGAAATCAACGTTTCAAACCTTTCATTCCAGTAATAACTGGTTAGGTTCTAACAAAGAAAAAGCCCCTGAAAAGGGGCTTTTTTATTGTTTAATTTTTTATTAAAATTTAACGAGTAACTAAATTAGAAGCAACACGTTGAATATCGCAACGTGCTATGCCAATATCAGCAAGATCACGATTGGTTAGGTTGCTTAATTCAGCAACAGTACGACGATAACGGTTATATTCTTCTATCTTTTTTGCTATGCTTTTTACTAAGGTCTGCATGATTATTCTCCACTTGTTATGCATTTTACGACATATTTATATGCACTGCAATATAAATCTAACTGCGCTGTGTACTACACTGATATGCAATTAAACATAGCTAAGCAATCATTCAATTTATGGTAAATATAAGATATTAGGATATAAGCATGGCACTGCGTCGTTATTTTGGTAAGATTAGTCCTCTTACAATTGGTAATCTTGTTGGACACAATGGTGAATTGGTCATTGATGAAACAACAGATTATGTATACATTATGGATGGCACAACGCCAGGTGGTCAACGTATTCTTTATACCAATGTTAATGCTGCTATTGGAAATATTTACGCTAATGTTAATCCAACAACTGACAACTATTTTACTTTGGGTAATACTAGCAATCGTTGGAGTAACCTGTATATCAGCAATACCATCATTCTTGATGGCGCACGTCTTACAATAGATAATAGCGGAAATTTAAATGTAAATGGTGTTAGTGTATTAACATCACTATATTCAAATGCTGCGTTTCAAGCAAATGCTATAACAAGTTTAGCAACTTATGCTAATGCCAATAGTGCTGCTTATTTTGCTAATAATTATAGAGGAAATATCACAGCAGGCAATATAACTATCAGTGGTAATCTGTTTGTTGTTGGTAATATAACCACACAAAACTATGAAACTATTTCTAATACCGAATATGCTAATAGTATCATTGCAAGTGGAAATATCACTGCAAGTGGCAATGTTAGAGCAAATAATACGGTATCAACCACTGCTGTTTATGCTAATGCCTATTATTGGTATAATAATGGTGCAGCATTTAGCAGTTCATCTTATAGTAATGCAAATGTTGGCTATTACTTAAACAGTAATGTGATAACAAGTAATCTTACAATTAGTGGTAATATCAATACAACTGGTAATATCATAGGTTCTTATTATTACGGCAACGGTTATTATTTAAGTGGACTACAAACAAGTTATGGTAACTCAAATGTTGCCGCATATCTACCAACTTATAGTGGTAATATAAATGCTACATATTACACAGGAAATGGTTATTTTTTATCAGGTCTTGCTGCAAGTTATAGTAATGCAAATGTTGCTGCTTATCTGCCTACTAATTCAACTATAACAAATATTAATGCTAACATTACATCAGCAAATAGTGCAATCTCTACTATAAATTCTAACGTTACGGCTGCAAATAGTGCAATTTCTACAATCAATAGTAATATTACTGCTGCAAATAGTGCTATATCTACTATAAATTCTAATGTTACTGCTGCAAATAGTGCTATCTCTACAATAAATGCCAATATGTTAGCAGCAAATAGTGCAATTACAACACTTTATAGTAACGCTGCTATTCAGGCTAATTTAATATCTAATTTAAGTGCAAATATCACATCAGCAAATAGTGCAATTTCTACAATCAATAGTAATGTTACTTCGGCAAATAGTGCAATCTCTACTATAAATTCCAACGTTACTGCTGCAAATAGTGCTATATCTACTATAAATTCTAATGTTACTGCAGCAAATAGTGCAATCTCTACTATAAATTCCAACGTTACTGCAGCAAATAGTGCAATTTCTACAATCAATGCAAATGTTACTGCAGCAAATAGTGCAATTGTTACACTAACAAGTAATGCGGCAACACAAGCAAACTTGATAACAACTATCAATGCAAATATTACATCAGCAAATA